ATCCTTGACTTCGATAGTCTTAAGCTCAGATGCTACAACGGCAGAATCTTCTTCATCCATTTCGTATTCATCCTGCATTGCGGCCATGCGCTCGTTATAACGAATCATGGTTTTGGCGGCGCGAGACTGTTCTTCCATCTCATACATCTTGCGTTCAGCAGCGGCCATCTTAGTGCTCATTTTTTCTACCTGAGCATAGAGTTCAGTTAGCTTAGATTCAGAAGCTTCGCGATCAGTGCGAGCCTTATCACGCTCCATGATAAATTCATTGTTCGCTTCTTTAATCGCGGACTCAATAGTTTTACGAACAGAAGCAACAGCTTCCTCGTTTTGGTTTTCGGCCACAAGCTTTTTAACGCTCAGTGCCATTTCTTGGATAGTTTCTTCGATGTCCATGTTTTTTAGTAAAAGATTCGGGGTCTTGTCAATTATTACACATTTTTTTTCCTTCGGCGCAAAGAGAGAGATTTTAGCACTGGATTTTTGTTTTTTACCATCGTCCACTAACACACCAGAAACTTTTGCGGCTGGGCTTGATGTGTATGCAAAAGCCGTAGGCAAAACATCTGGCCCTAATACTTTTCTGTAAATTGGAGTCTTGCCGTCAGGAAGGAAACCTGTGCCACCATACTTCTTAAGATACTTTCTCATCTCAGAAATTTGCTTTGCGTCCGAAATAATTTCGGCATCTTTTAGATACCTACTTCCCAATACAAGATGAAAATCTCTAAATGAAATCTCCCACGAAGTACTAATTTTTTGGTAAAATTTATCTTTTGGATCAGCAGCTTTAATTAGCAATTCGGCGAACTCTTTATACAGATGTCTGTAAACAACAGATCCAAGAGCCACATTAAAAACCTCATCACTATTCTTTACGTCAGCGGCAGAAATAATTCTTGTATCGTCTTCAAAAGTTGAGAACGCTGACTTTACAATATGGCCAACAATTTTCGGGCCTCTATGTTCAAGGTTAATGGGTTTATGCCTGAATAAATCAATAATTTGAACAGCAGTTTCAGAGTCTATAGAGTCGCCGTTTTTATTTACATAGTTAATATTGCAGCCATTGAAAGATGTGGCTAGTAAATCAACATTGCGCGACAAATCAATTTCATCAGAGGGCAATAGATCTCTTAACCCTTCTAAGGAAGCCGTAGAAAGCTCAGAATCCTTCCATGAGCTTGCCTTCAAGATGGGAATATCTTTAAAAAAAGATTTATGCAGAAGAAGCGGCATCAGGTAATTTACACAGAAGGAAAAAAGTATTATTTAACGCGCTGCCCAAATATACAGAGCCGCCGCATAGTCATCTAGGCCAGATTCAGCAGCGAGAACTTGAATCTCCTCAGATGGAACTAAATCAATAATTTTAGCTGGTGTTTCAACGCATTCTAGCGCGCGATTATTCCATGAAACTGGCTCAGAAGATGCCACAACCTTCTCAGTTAATTCACGGGCCAAAATCTTTTGTTCAGCAGTTAATTCCAAGTTGGTTTTTTGTTTGATTTGATCTAGAATAAAACACTCCAAATCATTTGCCGCCAAAGTAATCTCTTTAATTGATTCAAGAGAAACGGACGCAATAGAACCACTTGGTCTTCCAGCGGGAGTCATCACTTTGCTCTTCTCGCTCATAGGCGCGGCGCTTTTATTTGGATCAATTGGTGTGCTAACAATAGGCACGGGAGAAAGCGGCATCCATTTGTTGCCTTTTCGATCTTTAATATATTGATCTTGCTCAAGACCAATTTCATCATCATCTGGAAACTCACCGCGTTTAAATACCCGCATAAGCTCTTGTGGCGTAAGAATGCCAAGTTCAGCTAAACGGTTTGCTATGCGCATTAATTCTGTATTATCTTGCAAAGAGATGTCAGTAAACATCGCTACGGGCGTTTGCCTGAACCCCATAATCTTGGATACTCGTTTAATTTCTGATTGTAAAAATTCCAAAAAGGAATTGCGAGCTTCACGAAGCTTATCAAGAAATACATTGATTTTAGCTGTAGTATTTCCGTATTTTTCTTCACCCACAATAATATTCTGCAAGCCTTCGCGAATATCTTGATTTAGAATTGTATATTTTTCTGGGCCAAGAACCTTTTTTAAGTCGGGCAAAATAAAATCAGCACTAGTTGTGTAGTCGGCCACAAGAGTTCGACCAGTTGTTCCATTTAAAAATAACTTTCTCAATGACTCAATATTTTGCTGATTAATTCCGCCGCCATATTGATCTTTTTTCTCGCCAGTCTTAATCAAAAGAATAACGTTTTCAACCGTTCGCATAATCGCTTGGTCAGCACGTTTCATTTCAATCTTAGCGTTAATATCTTCTAAAACTTGCCATCCAAAAGGAATAGCGAAAGGTTCATAATGCTGTTTCTTAGCGAAAGACGAATGGATTTTTAGCGGATCAAGCTTAATTCTAATGCCTTCACTCGGCGCGATTCCTGATTTAATTTGTTTTTTCAAATCCTCTGGAAGGGCATCAAATAATTCTTTATCATCATCAGTAATTGGATTTTTTAACCGCGCAAGTTCTGATTTTGACAATACTTTTTCATAAGCATTCTCGTAGAATGAAGAAACATTGTTAGCCACCATATCGGATGGATTAAGCAGAATGTATCTTAATGGAATAACATCGCTCGATACCCCATCTTCTTCTGCGTAAACCGTTGAAAGGCGCATAAAGTCTTCGACTGAAAACTTTCCATCAACACGATATAAAAAGATATTACTAGAGCGAAAATACTCTAAAAAGTAATTCTTTTTTAAATCCCAAAGATTAATCTTGCGGAACCAGCGAGCGAAGAAGTCGCGAGAAGCTTTATTTCCATACTTTAGATAAACATCCGTGTTAGAAAACTCACTCATCAAGTCCACAGCATTCTTATAGCTCGCTACATTAGCGTATGTCTTTTGAGTAAGCTCAATAGCGTCTCGCATATCCACACCCCAATTATTGTATGAATACGGCATAGTCATTTGCCGTAACTGGGAATATTTATCTACTGATGGAACAATAGCTGAGCGATTAATTCTGCCGCCATAAGTTTCGGAAGCTGAACGAGTCGATGCTTTGGCCATTTCCGATCCTAAAACAACAAAAGGGTCGCCAAAACTCTCTGGCTCGAAAGTCGAAGCGGTAGAAGTTTCTTGACTTTGGGACTTTGGTTGAGATACTTTCGACCAATAAGATTCATCTCGCTTTGTATAACTTCTTGCCATATAAAGATATTACACAAAGTTGGCAAAAGTTACTTATTGTCGGCTTTTAACAAATGAATGGCGTAAATGTTCCATAATCATCCTCCTCTGGCATTTTCAACATATCAAAGTAAATCTTCTTGCCCCAATTACCAAGAAGCAGCGCCGAATATAAATCTTTTCTACAGCGACTAGCTCCACGCTGCTGTTTTAAATTTCTAGGGAGATCAAATGTTTGGTTTCCATTCGGCGTAGAAGAAACTTCAATAAGAGCGCATTGAGTTTTGGTTAAATCAATAAGATCTTTAAGATTTTCTACAAAATCAACACTCGTAGCATCCAGATCCTTAACTTCATTAAGAAATTTCAAAGATTTAATTGGAATATCAGCATTAATTTGTTTTGTAAAATCCGAATCAATGGCCGCGCCAGCAAACATTAAATCTTTTGTATCGAATGATCTCTGTAACAATTCGTTGGCAGACCTAATCCAATTAGATGATGGTTTTCTTAAAATGCAAATGCGCCTATCAGAAAGATTATAGGATTGGCGAATAGCTTTAATATCCTCATTATATTTTTCTGGATCTTCTACATCGACATCAATAGTTTTAATTTCTATTTTACTAGATTTAAATAATTCATGCTCATTCGCCGCTTGAATAAACTGAGTGCCGCCCATAAAGTCGGCAACAATCATTTCAACATTAAAGTGAGTTAGTATATAATGAAAATAAACAATATGATCTTTTAAAGCGCCGCCAGCAATAGCATAAGGATGAGTGACGACTCCTTTTTCATTGTCCTTATCAAGATTAATTAACTGCATACCAAAATAGTCAGAAGCCTCTGAGCTACTCCAACTAGGATCGAGTGAAAGCACAAACGATTCACCCTTTCTGCCATTAACTTGAACACATGGCCCTTGCCCATCTTCGTATGTGCATGATTTCATTTTTGAAATCTTAAAGAATCCAGAAGAATCACCAACAAATACAGAACCAAACTCTCTAGCCATCTGAGATTCTGACATTTCAGATTTTGCCTTTTCCAATAAAGCTGGATCGTACAATTCTTTCGGAAGTGATTCGTATGACATATGAAATACAGAATAATGCGCGCTCTTATTTTTGCCGCTCTGAATAAAGTCAACATATTGAGAATACATTGCGTATAAATGCTCAAATTGATAACTGGCCGAAGACAATCCAATGATTTTATTATTCGGCCAAACCTTTCTATCCTCTTCTTTCATTGAACCTTCTGCGATAAGAATATCTTCTGCCTCTCTAATATTCTTTCTCTCCGTTGGATTCGTTACAACAGCAAGGAATGGAACAATAATTTCATTAACAATTCTTGACGGCATCAAAAGAAGCTCGTCCATAACCATAACTTGGAAACGAAAGCCGCGCAGCTTTTCGCCTTGACCTAATGGAAGCGCCGTTACTCTGCTGCTACCAAATTCGATATTCCACTCATCATTTTGAAGAGAAACCCTAGTCATTGAATCATTAAGGAATTTAGCTTTTGGAGTTTTAGCTATATCCATGATTTTTTTCATAATCATTTTTGACTGACGAAAGCTTGCTGAAATAACTCCAATATGCACCCCTTGATTCAGGCAAGCATATAACGCCAAAAAGACCGCCGTGGAAAAGGATTTAGATCCACCGCGAGATAATATAGCCATGAAGTAGTCGCTCTTTATCATCGCCTTAATCATCATTGATTGGAATGGTAGTAGCTCAATACCCATGAGCATATCGACAGCAAACTGAGTATTTTCTTTAAAGAAATCATAGAGCCAAAGCTGAGCGTCTTTCTCTTCAAGAAATCCTTCTGCCTTAGCTAAACGTTCGTTTACGTTTTCTTTATTAAGTGAGCGTTGCGCCCCTGCTTCCCACATTTAATTAGAATCCCTCCATAGTTTATGATTGATGATATTAGATATTGTTGATTGGTTCACATTATAAATCGCCGCCAAAGACGCTTGGCTTTCTCCAAGATTGTATTTTTCGCGAACGACCCGAACATCATCCTTGGTTAATTTTGAATTTCCATGTTTTTCGCCGCATATAAGCGAGTTTTTCTTTCCGAAAAGAGGATTGAGAGCGCCCTTTTGTGGGCCTTTAATCATGTGAGAAGAAACATCCTCAAAGATACCCATTTTAATAGATGCCTTATACGCACCTTCTTCAAGTCTCGCCCAATCAGACTGTTTTTTGAATTTTAATGATGACTTTCTAATTTCACTTTCAGTCCATTTTCTTATAGAGCCTCCCAATGCCCCTAAATTAGATTCGTCATTCAATAAACTCCACTTATTGAGCTTATAAAATTCGGCCCAAAAACGCTCCTTTTCTTGTGTCTCATGCGGATAAATGGTTTTATGCTCCAAAATTTTAAACTTGAAGGAAATATTTCTCGACAACTTATTAAATACTGGCCCGTCCATCATATGGCGACTAAATCTTTGAGCAATATCTACTGTTAACCCAATATAACATGAGTTGTCGTCAAACTCAAAGACATAAATTATTCCGCCAGATACATATCCACTGCGTAATTTTTCCATATGCTCTCTGCATTCGTTTAAGAAATTTAATTTTCGCGCAGCTTCATAAGCGCCGCTACACTCCTTCCTCCATAAACTATTATACTTAAACTCCCTAGCGCTTTTTAGGATATTTTCCTTTGTCCAGTGATTTTTGGGTTTTTTATTTTTCATTGTTAAAAATCAGTATTTGTTAGTTGTTTAAGCCAGTAGTTAATATCAACATTCCAGCACTTTTTGCCCAAGCACAATAACTTAGGAATAATTATTTGACTTTGTTCGCGCCCACCCGAAAAAACAAATTGGACACTTCCACGAAAATCCGCTTGAATTTTTCGCATCTGATGAGATATGTAG